TCTTGTGCTTCTTTTGATGAATTATCTGGTAAATCAGTAGACTCTGGTTTCTTGGTTGTAGTATTTTTACTAGGGTCAACAGTTTTTTTACCACTGTTTGCTATTTTGCTACTTGGTGGTCTTCCTCCACCTTTCTTTGTTGTTGTCGCTCCTTTATCAGCATCATACTTCGCTTTATTGAATGATCCATCTGCATTTCTATACTTAGGATTCTTTATGTTTCTACGTGTGAGTTGTCTTGAAACTGGTTTGCTTGTCTTTGACGCAGTTTTTGTCGCACCTTTTGCTGCTTTAGCACCACCTTTTGCTGTTGTACTTGCAACTTTAGCACCACCTTTTGCTGCTGCACCCCCTGCTTTAGCACCTGCTTTCGCTGCTACTGCAACACCTTTTGCAACTGCTTTACCAGCAACTGCTAATCCTTTTCCTACCGCAGCGAGTACGGGTACTTCTTGTAAGTTTTCCATGTGTTTATTTAGACTGTTTAGTCATGTCCTTCAACATCTTTTGAAGGTCGGATGTACTACCCACAAACATAGCATTGTTTGTGACTGATTTAGGTCCTGACTTGTCTTCATCAAGATCTTTCATTTTCTTTTGTAAATCAACTAACTTGTCAGTTGTGTCTGCTACGTGTTTGATCAACTGACCTGCTACTTCATATGCTCTAGGATGTTGAGAGTCTTGACATACATCAAGTATACCATTGACTGCCTCTTGCCCCTTCTCAACTAGATTATATAACTGTGCACGACTGTATTCATAATCCTTCGTGGGATCATCTTGTTCACTGGACTTCTTTGCTATTCTCTTTTTTTCACGAACGATTTCAGACTTCACATCCAGTGCTTTATCAATAGCATCATAAGAGTTTGACATGCTTTTCCAAATAATTACGGAGCAAATATTCGGAGGATTCGGTGTATTTTTTAATTATTTAGATATCAGTGCCTTGTACTGTGCTATATTCTTGTCCATCAGCATCAAAGAATGACCTCGATTCTGTGAATCCAAACTCATCACCCACCTCTATGAGTGCACTATCTTGAGCATCAACTTGACTTATTGTAGTGCCAGAATAATGTTCTGTTATCTTACTTCCAAACTGTCCTCTTTGTACCAAAAGATTAGTTCCATTGATCTCTCTGATTCTGAATACTTCTGAGTTGATTTGGATATATGTGTTTGTAGATAGTGATGCAGCAGATGAAACAGAGATCATTGTCTGCTTGGTTGTTATCTCTGCTGTAATTGTGGTAGTAGTATCATTGTTATAGTCTTTGACTGCCTGTGGTACAACTGTATATCTCTGTGCTCTTGGTGCTCTGATAGCAGTAGAGTAATCGACTTGTACCTTCTTGATAACACCAGACTCGTCTGTTGGAACCTCTTGATAGAAGTATGTCTTTGCAATAAAATCTAGATCGTATTGTATAAATCTACGGGTAGAAAAATCACCCTCATATTCATCTGAGAAAGATACATTAGCAAGGGTAAAAGGTATATCTCTTTTTTCTTCTACACCCTCAAGCATATTTACAGTCACACTATATGCAGGTTGAAAGAATGGTAATATTTGTTCTATGATCTGTAGTGCATCATCTTGTAACTTAGTAGCAAAACTCAATCTAAAACCTATCTCATATGGCACAGGTAAAAATATTTTTTTGTGTTTTGTCTTATCAGAACCCTTGCCTGTAAATTTTGTGACAGGTGATGACTTACGACTTGGATCATAAGCATACGATGTCAACTCAAAAGAAATTCTAGGTAATGTGATTGCAATGTTGTCATCAAAATTTGACTGTTGTTCTATCCTTGCAAGGAACCTCTGCATAGGTCCGTATGCTATAGGCACCTTGATCTGACTGATCGCTTTGCCATCGTCAGCAAACTTCTTGATCTTGATATTGTTGAACAATGTACCGAAAGCGATTACAGTCTTTCTGATTGTCTCGTTGTAGAAATAATTACCTACCATTACACTTCACCAAATGGGTTTCTTTCTGTAAAGTCTAAGATGCTGCTATCAGATCGAGTCTCTATCTCATCACCTGAGTTGTAAGCATCATCGTCATCATAATTTATACTATCTAGTGCATACTGAGCAGTACCAAATCCAACATTACTTATGTTTTCTCCAACTGCAAAGTTACCAGATAGATTTCTAGCGAGCAAGGTATTGGTTGCAGTATCCCAGTCAGTTACAAATGCTGTTGTGAGAGAGGACTCTCCAGTTATGATCTGACCATACTTGAATGTACCACTACCAAATGTGTTAGCAGCACCAACTGTGATGGTAGGTGCAGAGGCATAACTGTGACCTGCATTCAATATGTCGATGTGTGTGACTCTGTTAGTTGTTGTGTTGATACGTGCTGTAAGTACACCAACCTCTCCACCTGCAGCAGGGTTGCTGACAGTTACTAATGGAGGAGTGAAGTAACCTGCACCACCAGTAGTTAGAGTGATACCTGTAATTACACCACTTGTACCAAGACCTGCAACTGCACTTGCACCTACACCCTTACCATCTTCAGGAATGAATTGTATATTAGGTATCTGTGTATAACCTGCACCAGGATTTGTTATCCTTATGTCAGACACTCTCAATGATGTATTGAGTCTTGATCCTGAGGTGGATGTGATTGCAACCGCAGTCGCTTGAGTTCCACTGTCAGGTGGTTCAATGACTATGGTTGGTGCATTAGTGTAACCTGCACCACCACTTATCAAATCAATCTTGTATATACCACCATTACCTATAGTTGCTGTCGCTGTTGCTCTTGTTCCCTTGTCACCTAGTTTCATTGTGACATTGTAACCTTCATCTTCAAAGTCATCATCAATAGCAGTGACACCAGTATCAATGACCTCATCCTCAAACTCGAAGGGTTCACAGGTAAGTTCATATGTATATCTCTCACGTAACTGATAAAAATTCTCTATATCATTTACATACTTGATCTCAAATATAATATCCCTAAGTGGGAAATACATGAGGTCACCCTCATTAGGTCTTGCCTGTGATAGTAGAGGTGCAATACCCTGATCATATCTCTCAATAGATATGACTATCTTCATCTCTGCTGTTGACCTTACACCAAACTTTGTCAGTAAATTATACCCAGAGTCAAATCCTTCGTATGATGTTATATAACCTTCAATCGGAAATGACTTATCAAACTTTGAACTTGTGATTTCTCTCATCACATCCTTCTGATTTACAAGGGTGCGAGGCATGTAGATAAACTCAATACCATGTATCGAGATTGTCTCATTAGACAAATCCCTCAACAGGTTTTGTTCACCTTTACTACCTTGTAGAAAAAACGGATTTAGTGCCACTATCCTATACCATAAGTGTCGATGTATTTCTTATATCTGATGTGTTTTAGTTGTTTTCTTAATGGGTTCACGTCACCATCAATAGTTTTTATATCTTGTATAAGATCTGTTGGACTTACAGGTTTACCAACTGCTCTTAGACCTTCTCTGAATTGTTTGAATGTTTTCATTATCCTATAAAGTCTAGTGGTGGTAATTCAAATTCGTTTGCCATTTTTGCTTCCAGTGCTTCTAATTCTGCTACACCATCATCATATATCTGTCTACCATTCATTTCTACACCACCAGGTAATTTGACACCTTGGAATTTGATGAGGTTTTGTCCCCACTGCTTCTTCAATAGTGCAGTAAAATATTTCTTTACCCATCTGTCGTTGTAGACTTTAGGATAATCATTAGGATCTAATACTCTATAGCACTCTATGATAAGATAATCATCTTCTTTCATACTACTATAGTCAGAGTCAATATACAGTCTATTCTGTCTTCTGTTGAATCTGATTTGTTTGTCTGGGTGTAATATAAAATCTATATCTTCAAGATATCTCTTAGTCATTGTATACTGCATCAACTCCATGGAACTGAAGTAGTATATCTCGTTCAAAAATAACTGATATGTCAAGTTGAACATATTAGACGCTATTGCACGACTATCAACCTTCCAGACTTTCTCTATCCCTATGACTGCATCTGGTATTTGGATATAGTTTTGTGTTTCTTCAAAAGAAAAGACTGTGGTTCCTATACCTGTAATGTTACCTGAAGCAGTTGTGGTTGTGATACCAAGTGAAGAGTGTGCCCCACTATGTCCACTTGCTTGCACAGTATCTGTAAAGTTTTCAGTTATCTTATGTTTTAGATACATTTTCTCCACACCATCCATGTGACGGTCTTGGTAGAAAACAAAAGTATCATCCAATAGATCTTCTATTTGCTCGTCGGCAACATTGATCTCTAACACGGGAGCTCCGAGTTTTCTTTTCCCGTACTCTGCTAATTCTTGTCTTGTTGAGGGATTCGCCATGTTCTTATTTAGGATCGTCTGATGACAACATCTACTTGGTCACCAGCATCTAGACCTGCACCATCAGTGAGTGCAACTGAGGGACTTCCTATTGTGAAGTCTTCTGTCTGATTGAGTATCAGACCGTTGAGATACACTTGCATGTTACTAGCAGAGATGTCAGCATTAGTAGGAGTGAAACTCGTCTGCCCTGCTGTGGCAGTAAATTGATCATCAGCATTATCACAGGTTATTTCTATATGATCACCTGCATTAGCAGCTTGGGTCAATGTCACAGGTGCTGACACACCATAGTCTGTACCGTTTCTCAGTTTTATACCGTTGACGTATACCTTAAAATTCTTCTGTGCTGACAGGTTTCCCGTCAAAGCGAATAGTGTTTGACCTGCTGTAGAAGTAAAGTATTCCTCGTCAAACGTGTGACCAAAATATACAACAGACCTTACTTCATCACCTGCTGCAAGACCTGTATAAAAAGTTATCGTACTATTACTCTCCGCTAGAAAGTCTCTTGTTGCAGCACCAGCACCAGCTGGTCTCATCTTCAGACCATTCACAAAAACTTGATGACTAAAGGAATTCGTATTATCATAGTGTGGATGAGGTGTGCTGAATGCAACTTGACCTGCTGTGGCTGTTTGTATACCTGCAGAGATTGTTGTTGCAGCACCTGCAGCACCACCGCCACCTCCTCCACCAGAAAGAGTTTTGAACGAGAGATTTCCCGAACCATCCGTAACTAAAGCTTGATCCTCTACCCCGTCAGAACTAGGGAAACGGAATCCAGATATGGTAGATATACCAGTTGAGTTTATATTTGCATTTACCGATATAAATGTCGAGACACCTGTAAAGTTTGCATGATTGAATGTTGCAACATCAGAAACATTCAGATCACCATTGAGGTCTGTATCTCCGTCTACTCGTAAACTTTGTGAAAGTAAATTTTCAGTCGATATTCCGACTTCTCTGACAGTTGTTCCGACTCCCACACCTGCAACACCTGCAGCAATGAAGACTTTACCGTCTGCAGTGTTTATGGCAAATTCACCTAAGTCAAGTGTATTTGGGTAATGCGGTACCTTTCCAGCGACACTAGATCGCTTTATCTTTATCTTTGGGGCTGGCATTGTATAATGTTTTTGGTATATACCTGAATGACTGTATATACAGTCGAGATTATTTATGTTATAATTAGATACAGGTACTGATTATGATGAACAAAACGCTTGTCGTGCTCACGGGACCTCAAGGTTCGGGCAACCACCTTTGGTCTAAAATTTTCTCACTTCACCAAGACGTTTTTGGTTGGAAGAGTCTTCTTAATAATTATTGGGAAGCTCACCGTTTTTCAGAGCCCTTTGCCGAGTATTGGAGAAATCCATCTTCTTTGCATAAATTTGACTGGTCGCAAAGTCAATATTTTTTTACTTCAATAAGTATCCCACTTGGCATAGAAAGTAAAGGGACTAAATGGTGTCCAAACGTCGAACAGTTTTGTTCAAATGCACAGGACTTGGGTGTCAATACCAAAGTCATAGTCATTGGTAGGGATCAGACCATACTTCATAATCAGCAAACTAGAATACGAGAAGAATCTACCACAAGACATTTCCTAGACCAACTTCCTAAATTCAATAATCCAACATTCCTAAGTTACGAATTATTATATTTGTACAAATCAGAATATTTGAAATCATTAGACATAGGGATACCAATAGCATGGTATGATGACAGAGTAAATGAAATCTTAGAACAAGATGCGAATTCAAAGTATATCGGATATGTCAAAGAGTCTCCTCTTGATGATGGTAATAAGACTGGAGTTCCCTTTCCATGGAACCCGAATACAGCATCTCCGCCCATTCTAAAAGATACCGATCATGCCTACGATGAAGGATCGAATGGAAAATGCTGCTAGGATTTGGAAGTATGCACTCGGATCATTCTCAGACGACAGAACAAAAGAATATGACAATCACGTACTTGTGGTACGGTCTATTATATTCTTTACCTACCTTATTACTAATTGCTTTATTATTAGTGGAGTAATTCGCCACTGGAATGCCAATGAAAAAACTACTGATTGTAACAGGACCTCAAGGATCTGGGAATCACCTATTCGCCAGACTATTCTCAGCACACCCCAACGTCAGAGGGTGGGAGAAGTTACATGATAAGTATTGGGTACCTAGTGATGAGGAACCCTTTGCAAGATTTTGGGTAAAACCAGAGGAATTAACAAAAGAACATTTTGCAGATGGTGATTACTTCTGTGCTAATGTTAGTGTTCCTTTCTTTTATGATGGTGTAAGACAGACACCTAAGATAAAAGAAGTTGCAATGAAAGCATTTGAATTAGGTGTGTTACCAATCATAGCAGTCATTGTGAGAGATAGAAATATAAACGAACTACAGCAGGTAAGAGTGGGTGGTGAGTGCACCATGGATACTGCTCTTTCATACTATAAAGATATGGCAGTGCACTTCATAGATCATGAAGCATTCTTTTTATATAAAGAAAAATATATTGAGTATCTTGGTCGCTTACTAGAATTTCCAGTCACAAAAGAAGGCATCGACAACTTTATAAGTGTCGATGCCAATCATAAGTATGTCTTTCCTTGCAAGAAGCATTGGTTAGACGATGAAATCCGAAAAGGTCGAGAACCTTTTACACAACGGCCAGAGGAGTAGCAGTGTTCTTATTGCTGATTTCAAGTAGATCTGCTCTCATCTTCTCTACAAGTGAGAGAACATGGGATTGAAGATCTTCGTTATTATCTACAAGTTTAGAAAGTGAACGTCCACCTAAATTTGAGTGAAATCCTTCGTCTTTGGCAATAGTTGCATAACGTGAAGAGATAAACTTATCTTCTACACAGTCTGCCATTTCATTCCATACTGCTTCTGCTCT